TCCCGTCACAGCAATGTCAGTAGCCGTTAACGCGTTTGGTACGATCAAGCGCATGGTTGCTGCTGGCAAAGAAGTAGAAGATACCCTGTCACAGATTGGGAGATTCTATGGTGCTGTGTCTGATCTTTCGGAGGCAAAACGTCAGGCTGATAATCCCCCGCTGTTTAAGAAGATCATTGCCGCCAAGTCTGTCAACGAAGAAGCTATGGAGACATACGCTCGGACTAAGCGTACACAGCAGATGGAACGCGAACTCAGGGAACTCTTGATGTATCAATACGGCAAGGATGGCTACAACGAGCTAGTCCAACTACGTAGGTCTATTGCCGCGCAGAGAGAAAAGACAGTCTATTTGCAGGCAAGAAAGCGCAAGGCGTTATTCTGGAATAGTATCCAAGTCACTGGGATAGCTGTACTTGGCTATGCCGTTTACTTTGTGTTCGCACTAATATTAGGAGCCATAAATGGCAACGGTTAAGGAAGCACTTTTAAAGCTGGAGGCTCACGAGCGTGAATGCGCAGTAAGAATGCAGGCTATCGAGGAAAAGTTTGAGCGTATAGAAAAACGACTCGACGACGGCTCTGCTAAGTTTGATCGTTTTGATATGGTCGCTAGAGGTATGTATGTACTTATTATTGGCCTGTATTGTGTGGAGAAAATGTACTAATGCTTAAATTACTACTTGGCCCCATTGCAGATTTAGCTGGCGGGTTCCTAAAAAATAAAGCTGAACAGTCAAAAGCAAAGCACGAAGCCAAAATGAGCGTTATTCAGAATGATTCTGACTGGGAAGCTAAAATGGCTGATGCTTCTGCATCGAGCTGGAAAGACGAATTTTGGACAATTGTGTTAGCGATACCCATCTTTATGGTTGGCTGGGCGATTATCACTGGGGATATGACCGTGGTGGATAGAGTCAAAGAAGCATTTGCCGCACTAAATGATTTGCCAGAATGGTATCAATACTTACTGTTTGTGGCTATTTCCGCTAGCTTTGGCATCAAAGGTGCGAGCAAACTAATGGGTATGCGTAAATGAGGTACTTTAATCGATCTGACTTCGACTGTCAGGAGACCGGCAACAACGAGATGAGTGACGATTTCTTGGTAAAACTTGATGAGCTACGCCATATGTGTGGTTTTCCCTTTATTATCACCAGCGGTTACAGAGACCCCAGCCACAGCATAGAGGCGCGAAAATCAAATCCGGGCACCCATGCACGCGGGATTGCCTGCGACATCAAAGTATCCAATGGTAGTCAGTCGTATGATATCATTAAGAACGCGCAATCAATGGGATTTAATGGTATAGGTGTAGCGAAAACCTTTATCCACGTAGACACTAGAGATACTACCCCTGTAGTCTGGTGCTACTAGAACGTACATAGGTGTTATATGCCGCTAAAGAAGTTACAGCTAAAGGCCGGAGTAAACCGCGAGAATACTAGGTACACCAGTGAAGGTGGATGGTATGAGTGTGATAAAGTACGGTTTCGTCAAGGCACGCCGGAAAAGATAGGTGGGTGGCAGCGTATATCTACGTCTGTATTCGACGGAGTATGCCGTTCTTTATGGAACTGGGTAACTCTGGGCGGCCAAAACCTCGTGGGGGTAGGCACGAACCTAAAGTTCTATATTGAACAGGGCGGTCTGTACTACAATATAACTCCCATACGCGCTACTAATACGCTGACTAACCCGTTTACCACTGCATCTGGCTCGACTACTGTAACTGTTACAGATGCAGCGGGGGGCTACACGCTTGGAGACTTTGTTACGTTTAGTAACGCTTCCGCAGTTGGCGGGTTGACCCTCAATGGCGAGTTCCAAATCCAAACAGTAGCTTCTGGTTCATACACCATAACAGCTTCTAGTACAGCTTCTAGCGCGGCTACGGGTGGAGGCACTGTAACTGCTGCTTACCAGATAAATATTGGCCCTGCGCAAGCCACGCCTCTAGTAGGTTGGGGAGCAAGTACGTGGGGGTCTGGAGCGTGGAGTACAGGTTCAGCTTCTACAGAGTCCATACGGATATGGAGTCAGGCTAACTTTGGAGAAGATTTGTTGTTCTCGCACAGTGATGGCCCCATATATTTTTGGGACGCTAGTGGCGGAGTAAGTGGTGTGGGTGTAGAGTTATCTACCCTATCGGGCGCGTCTAATGTACCCACTACGCAAAAGTTTATTTTAGTGTCTGATATAAACAGGTTTGTATTTTGTTTTGGCGCTAACACCTTGGGCAGTGCTACCCAGAACCCTATGCTTATCCGGTGGTCAGATCAAGAAGATGCTACTAACTGGACTCCCGGCGCAACAAACCAAGCAGGCGATCTCGTACTGTCTAATGGCTCAAGAATCGTGGCCGCCAAACAAGCACGTCAGGAAGTACTAGTGTGGACTGACTCAGCCTTGTATGCACTACAGTACGTGGGCGCTCCAGTGGTATGGACTGCGCAGTTGGTAGGAGAGAACATATCTACCGCTTCTCAAAACGCTGTGGCATACGCCAATGGCGTAGCATACTGGATGGGTAGAGACAAATTCTACATGTATGATGGCCGTACTAAACCCCTAAAGTGCGACCTACGTAAGTTTGTGTTTAACGACTTTAACGAAGAACAGTACGACTCCGTGTTTGCAGGAACTAATGAATCGTACCATGAAATATGGTGGTTCTACTGTTCAAGTGATTCTCTGGTTGCTGACAGGTATGTAGTGTATAACTATCTAGAACAGGTATGGTACTACGGCACTATGACGCGTAGTGCGTGGCTTGACTCTGGACTACGTACCAATCCTCTAGCAGCTACATACACCTACAACTTAGTAAATCAAGAGCAGGGCGTAGACGACAATGAGACAGGTGTTACAGCAGCTATTCCTGCCTATATTACCTCCGCGCAGTTTGACTTAGACGATGGGCATAAGTTCGCGTTTATATGGCGTCTAATACCTGACATACGGTTTGATGACTCCGAAGCAGGGTCTCCCAGTGCTACTATGACATTGCTCCCGTTAACAGATTCTGGTGCAGGGTATAACAACCCCACGTCCGTAGGAGGGTCTAACAGCGGCTCAATAACGCGCACCGCAGTGCTACCTGTAGAGCAGTTTACAGATCAACTTTATACTAGAGTGCGTGGACGGCAGCTATCAATCAAGGTAGAATCTAGCGATATTGGAGTTACTTGGCAGTTAGGTTCTCCCCGTATAGATATGCGACCTGATGGCAGACGATAATGGCTGTAGACAATACTAGGTATGACGTACCGTTTCGTGCTCCGGCGCTACCGTATCCTCCGCAGGTATACGACCAAGAGTCGTTTGAAGAGTTTAACAAAGTACTGCGTATTTACTTTAACCAGCTAGATAACGCACTGAGAAACGCTATGGCAGTTCAAGAACCCTACGAGCTACAAGTATCAAAAGGTCAGGTAGCTGGGGCTAGTACCGTATACAAGTTTGGGTTTAATCCTGACATAAATGGCACTGAAGAGACTGTGTGGGGTACTGGCGGTAACTACCCTTACCTTACATCTGCTTCCACTGTGTACATAAGTAGTTCTAGCACTGCCGATTCTAACGGGGGTACGGGAGCTAATACTGTAACTGTAGAAGGTGTGGACGGCAGCTACAACGCCAAGAGCGTAACTGTTAATATGAACGGCCAGACTCAGGTTCAGGTAGGTGATGCTAGCTCGTGGTTACGTGTTAACAGGATATTTGTAGCTACCTCTGGTAGTGGAGGCACGGCTGCGGGAGACATATACGTAGCTAACAGCGGAGTAAGTTCTGGAGTACCCACAGGAGTTACGTATGCACACGTCATACAGGGAGATAACCAGTCTCAGATTGCTGCTTACACAGTTCCTGCCGGACACTCTCTGTACCTAGACGACGTTACGTTTACCTCTGCAATATCCCTAGCGAACAAACACGTTACTGCAAGTTTTGTTACACGAGACTTCGGTTCTAATACGTTCCGCACACGCATAATACAGACCATGCAGAGTTCCTTGCTAGTGCTACCACTTACGTACCCGTTCAAGATAGAAGAAAAGACGGATATAGAGTGCCGAGCGTTTTCTGATACTACCAACGTAGAAGTGGGGGCGTCTTTTCAAGGCATCCTCATAAAGAACTAGGTGGTTGGTGTGGGGTTGAAATTCTATATACTTACCTCTGAAAGCATACAAGCCCTAAAGAGGCATTTTGCTCCAGATTTTAGCGCGATACCCGTAGAGCAAGCGGTAGTGATTATAAACACTTTGGATGCTAACTATGAGCGCAAAGCTGTGGAGTACTGTAGGGAGCAAGGAATAGAACACCACGTCACGGTTAGTAACGGTACCCCTGCTAGGGGTAAGAATTCGGTTATGGAGGTGTTTTTATCTTCAGATAACGACTACTGTGTTTTAGTAGACGGGGATGATTTTTTAACCAAGCATGGCGTCTGGATGTACAATCACTTAGCCACTACAGACACACCCCCAGATGCAGTATGCCTAGTAAGCCAATTCTCATATCGTCGCTACGGAGAAGGAGGAGTTATAGCCTGTAACCCGTTTACGTTGGACTACGATAAAGAACTTTCGATTGACCTATATAAAGAATTTAAAAACACTAGAGCAATAGGACACAAAAAAGCCGCTCACTTTGCTCGACTACATAAAAGCTATTATAAGAATCAACGAAAATATAGTGAGGGTAACGAAGTACACTGCCGTGTTACATGGTTTAGTCGTAAGGCTGCTACGTTTAAGTTTGACGAAAGTATACGCATAGGAGAAGATACCCTACACATGCTACGTTTAAAGCACGAAGCAATTAAAAATGGCCTACGTTTTTACTCCACCGACGAGCGACCCGCTACCTATGTCTACGACGAATGCACTTACGGTATTGTTGCTAGAGATTCTAAGTTAGGAACTGACTATGGCTGGATGGATACTTATTTAGTTGCCCTAGGGCGTATGAAGAAAAAAGGCCAGCTACATGCAAATACCTTACTTCCAGAGTTACGGATACACTATCCCTCAGACTTAGCTTACGACGATATAGCAATAGACACGTCATTTGTCCATAAGTTACCGGAGTGTGATTTTGGATTTCCTAAAAATGCTACTGAAGAATCAGTGCGCAATGCGTATTCTTTCCTACTTAAAAACGCGTTACTACGAAAACGCGAAGCTGCGTAGAGGATTATATAATGTCATACGCAAACTACTACCCCTCTAATTACCGCCCAGTATCTAGGCCGACTACATACAACACGTACTATCCTACAGATAGCGCAGGGGTTAGTAATTTTGGTACTCCAGCTCCAACTCCCGCGCCTGTAATCAACATTGGTGAAGCATATAATAACTGGTTTGCAAACACAGAAGAAGGACAGCGTAGCGCGAGTCTAGGCCCAGACCTTGGCAACCCCTTTTCTTTAGAAAATTTAGGCATAACTCCTGAAGAAGCCATAGCTAATGCCGAAAGACGACAAAAAGAAAGTGAGGAGGCGTTGGCTCTTCTGACTCCAGAAGTAAGGGCGCTTCTTGAAAGCTCTGATTTTTCTGGCGGTATAGTGCCTGATCGCGGTGGCTCTATGATATCAGGAGGAATCTTTGGGCAGGGAGGAAGAAGCCCGCACAGTTTAGCTGGCTTGGCGTTTGGTTTTGCTAGAGAGAACCAGTACAAGAATATTACTCAATACAACCCTGTAGGTACAGCTATTGGAGACATGGTTGTTTATGATGATTTAAATAGCTCCGAAGCTAAAGCTGCTAAGGCTGCTAGAGAAAGAGAAATGGCTGCCCTTCTTCAAGAGTGGACAGAACCTTTAAAAGAATTATCTAAATCAGACCCTGCTAGGTTTACTGAAGAATACAGTCAGCTTCCTACAGACGCTCGTCTATCTTATTTAAGAAATGAGTACGATCAAGGTAGTTTAACTAAGCGAGAGTATCAAGATGCTTTTGCTGAACAGTGGAACAACTCTGAGAAAATAAAAATAGGTGTCTTACAGTATATAGAAAAATACGGCTATCGCATGAACTCGCCAGATGCTATTGCACAGCAAGGCGGTCAAGATCAGCAAGGCGAACGAGACTGGTACGAAGCAGACAAAGTATTTGGTGGCGACAAAGGCAAGGCTGGTGACTACAGTTATTTAGGTTCCTTTACACCGACAGTTAAAGAAACTTTTGATCCTACTAGCTTTGGTAGAGCTTTGTTATCAGACCCAATAATGCGAGGCTTTGCTGCTCTTGTGACTGGAGGTGTGTCGGAAGGTGCTATTGCTATTGGTAAAGGTTTAACTGGTGATACGTTACATGCTGAAGACTGGATTAATATTGCTACTGGAGCTTACAATTTAAATACAGGTAATGCTGGTGTGTTATCAGGGGGCAATACTCCAGCACCTACAGGCGATATATTTGATCCTATACCCGAAGCTGGGTCTACTATTGGCGGCATTCCTGTTAATCTTGTTCCTTCACTTGCATCTATAGATAATGATTCAAACGCTACTGATGACACTGTTAGCGATGCTCTTGAAACAGTTATAGATGCATTAGACAATTCAGAAGAGGAAGCAGCCGCCGAAGCAGCAATAATAGCCGCTCTGGAAGAAGAAATAAGGCAGGATATACTAGCTGCTGAAGAAGCAGCACAAGCAGAAGCAGAAGCAGCAGCACAAGCAGAAGCAGAAAGAATAGCTGCTGAAGAAGCAGCACAAGCAGAAGCAGCAGCAGAAGCCCAAGCAGAAGCAGAAGCCCAAGCAGAAGCAGAAGCCCAAGCAGAAGCAGAAGCCCAAGCAGAAGCAGAAGCCCAAGCAGAAGCAGCAGCACAAGCAGAAGCAGAAAGAATAGCTGCTGAAGAAGCAGCACAAGCAGAAGCAGCAGCAGAAGCACAAGCAGAAGCAGAAAGAATAGCTGCTGAAGAAGCGGCACAAGCAGAAGCAGAAGCAGCAGCACAAGCAGAAGCAGAAAGAATAGCTGCTGAAGAAGCAGCAGCCCAAGCAGAAGCAGAAAGAATAGCTGCTGAAGAAGAAGTAGACACTTCAGTTATAGACCCAGAGACGGGCGAAGAAGTTATAGCTACACAGCCGGATCAAGTGGAAACTGAGCAAGAACCGCCTGATGCTCCTGAAGACGAACAAGAGCCTATAGAAGTTGATCCCTTTGAGCCTGATATAGATCAGCCTGAACTTGAAGAGCCTACTGAAGCAGAAGCAGAAGCAGAAGCAGCAGCCCAAGCAGAAGCAGAAGAAGCAGCCCAAGCAGAAGCAGAAGCCCAAGCAGAAGCAGAAGCCCAAGCAGAAGCAGAAGCAGAAGCCCAAGCAGAAGCAGAAGCCCAAGCAGAAGCAGAAGCAGAAGCCCAAGCAGAAGCAG